CAAAAGAAATGCTAAACAGTAAATGGGCTAGACAAGTAGGTTATCGCGCTCAAGAATTGGCAGAGCAAATGCGTACTGGTGAGTTTCAATGAAAACCATCAAAGAGCTTGAGTTTGAAGTTAGACAACTTAGGTTTATAAATAGAAAGGCTAAACGTAAACATGAAAAGTGGAAGTTTATAAGTTTAATGCTTACACTTTTTGTATTGTTATTGTTGTTTTCTCACGGGTTTAAAATAGGGTGTTAATATGAAAGTTAATCGATACACAGTAAGCGCATTTTGTATTTGTGCAATATTTTGGATGTTTGTTCTGGCGGTGTTTTTATGAGTATCTTAACTAGCATTGCGCTAGGATTAAAGTCACTGTTTAGCTCAAGCGGCGCTGGTGAAACAGCGCTAAAAATAGTCGAGAAAATTAGCGGCACTGATTGGAATCCACAACAACAAGCTGATTTTATAATCGCGTATCAAAACGCCACCAAGCACATGAGTTTAGCGCGTAGAGTTATAGCAATATCGTTTGTTACTGGATTTGCCCTGTTTGGTTTTGTGTGGCTCTGTAGCACTGTTACTTACCATGTATATATGTTTGCTAGTGTTAGTGGAGAAACACTGGCACAGTTAACGACAAGTCAGAATTTGCATAAAATAAAGGCCATGCCATTACTTCAATTAAGTAATGATATTAGCGTATTTTTAAAAGATATATTCAAGGAGCCAATGACTTGGATACTGAGCTTTTACTTTGTAATTGATATTGGTACAATGATTAAGAAATGACTAAGAAAGAATATTATTTATACTGTTTCGAGTGTGAATGTAACGGTGAAATACCATTAAGTTATGAAGAAGTAAACCCCAATTAAGGGGCTTTTGTTTTTTGCACACTTGTTGAGTCACCTTGCGTATCTCAGTTGCTCGATAATAAAAGGTGCTAGCATCTAGTCTAATTTGTTTAGATTAATTCCAGCTGTTATTAACATTAACTAGTTTAGTAATGGTGCTGCCAGATTGATTAAAACCTATAGTACCAGCATTTGCGTTGCCTGTGATTATCAATTTACCGACTACTGAATTAACAGATCTCACAGCGTCAAACACAGCTGAGTCCATGATGCATGAGTTTATAGTAATGACATTAGCGTTTTTTAGCCCTGTGATGTCTATACCTCGCCCAGATTGTTTTAATATTGACACCCCAGTTATTGCCACAGTCTCAACTTGAGGGTCAACTGTAGATTCATTTATAGAAATTATGCCGCTAGTCAAAATCCCACCAGATACATTTACATTCTGTGATGCTCTAATATCTATTGCAATATAATTAGCTACCGCATCATCACTTACAATATCATTGACACCCATCGACACGCGATTAAATCCGCGTATCGAAAAAGCTCTTGTAGCGTTTTTTGTGCTTATAATATTTCCGTTTATTATAGCGTTTTGTGGATCTCCAGCAAAAGACTGCCCAAACGCCCCTTGCAAATCTATGCAAGTATTGACTGCCTCTGACTCTACCACATTGTTAGATAGCACTAGTTTTTTAGCAACATTAGAGTCACCTGACGTACTTCCATTTTTTGCTAATAAAAATTGATCCCCGCCTTTAATTGTAGAAATATTACTATCAATAACTAGCTTTTCTAAGCCGCTATATATATCGATAACTTGCAACCCTCCATTGCGTATAGAGCCTTTTATTAAATTATTAGAAAATATTAACTCTTTACTCCAGCTATCAGTTATAGCTTGACCCGCACCAAAGCCTGTTGCTGTGCCTTTCAGCAGCCTGTATATACCATCCTGCTTAAATGTGTTGCCTGTTATTTTACTTGCAACAGCATTACCTAGAGCGATAGTAACAGCAAAATCAGCTAAACCAGTGAAATCACCACTAAACTTACAGTTTGTCAGCTCGTAATCGTTTGACGTGTCGAATCGTTCATTAGAAACCCGCCATCCGCATGTTACAAATTTAACTCTGTCAGCTGTGTGGTTACTGGCGTTTGTCACTTCAATGCCTAGGGGTATATTGCCCCCGTTTGAATCAGGTTGGAGTTCAATAGTGATACCGTGAACCTGAGTGTTGTCACCTGAAGTTTCAAAACCACCGAAAACTTTACCGTTGCCCCAAATCTGAGTGTCGGCAGGTATATTTAAAATAGCACCACCTAAATCATACTCACCATCTAAAATATAAACTAACGGCATTACATTTAGCGCGCGCTGTGTAGCTGATACGTTAAAAGCTGGCGTAGCTGTTGCACTAGCCCCAAACGCTTTAATGTTTCGTGACGAGAACAATCCCACATCTAAAGCAAGAGCTAAAGACGGCACACCAGTACATTGTACGATGTCGTGCCCGTTAGGTGTCACACCTGACGCTAACACTACATCGAACGTAGCATCAGCCCTGTCACTAATTCTAAATCTCTGACCAACCTTTAGAGACGAGTCAGACACAACATCAGATAATGTGATGTTTTTACGGTTTACACCCCAAGATATGATTTTCAAAGCTTCTAAACGCTGTGAACTTGCAGCTGTGTCTGGCTGTCCATTTGGAACAATCTCCGCCTCATCAAGCAGAGCACCTGTAAAACCATCAATATCATCAACGTGGTATTGTAAGTTATTCCCATCATTACTAAAAACAGAACTTGCAGTTCCATATGTAACCTGCTGATAACCAGAACTAACACTAGGTGAAGTACCAGCGGGAACAACTTTATTAGGCGCACCTGCACCCACATAAATCCAACTATTACCGTCCGCATCTATACCAACGTCATTAAATAGCTCGTATGTAAAACCATCTGCGAATGTTCCTACAACACGAAACCCGCGTGATTTATTCATTTCAAGAATTGCCGCGGCTATTTCAGTATTCCAGCCATCAACTAAATATTGATAGCTCGGTTTTGGCCCATTTCGCAAAGTCGGGATTAACCCGTTATCGTTTACTAACCCGTCTAATGACGTTGCATTAGCTTCTGCATCTGCTATTTTTGACATGTTTAAAATCTCTTATTAATAAGTTGGTTTATTATAGCGCAAATCTAGTCGGCTTCATAAATGCGCTCGTCATAGCCTATCATGCTAATTTGCACATCATAACCCGCTGTTTCGCGCTCCATTACACGCCAGCGCCGATTTATCGTATCGTTAACCTGAGTGATGTAATATCTGCTGCCAACTTGACCACCTTCAAATCCTTCAGTATAAGCTTGAGATAAGTCAGAGCAAGTAAAGCTATTGGCTGTTGATGCTGTTACTGTTTGAGGTCCTATAGCTTCACCTAGTGCGTTTGTATAATAAACTTGATAAGTTACACCTGATTGCAAGTTAAGCTCCTCACCAACCGTAGCAGCGCCACCGTTTATCGATATAATTTCACCACCAAAAGCGTCTCCACCCTCGTATATTTCGTTGCACATTACCACTGCGCCGCGCTCTAAAAACCTATGAGCATCTATAAACGTGTCAGATAAAGTCCAGCGTTGATATAGCATCTTTCTTATTTCAAGCTCAGCCCTGTTAGTTGCGTTAACTAAATTTTGGCAACCTGCAAGCTTTACCTCTTTGGGGTTTTTACCTGCTGTATTTTGTATAACGCCAAGACTATCAATTGAACGATAAATATAAGCCTTCTTATTTATTCCCCTATCTACATACTCAATTTGCACGCTGTCATATTCACCGCTTACAAAGCTTGAGCGCGATATCGAATAACTTCTATCTGATTCGGCAGCCAAATCTGAACGGCTTAACAATGCCGAGTTAAAAGAAACAGCTTCATCACGCCAAAATCTTATTTGTTGACCGTCCCAATATTTGTATACCCGAGCAACATTTAATATTGTATCAAGTACAGTGCCAGCGCCATTGCTTGCATCGTCAAAAGTATAGTCGAATGTTTTAAAATCCTCTGGCAGTGAGTTTGCTATTGTGTATAGCTCGTCAAGATTTAAAAGGTTAACGTCTTGGCCGTAGAAATCACGCCATACAAATAAAACAGCGTCAGCAAAGTTTCTGCTTGGCGAGTCTGGAAGTATTTGACCGGTGTTAACATCATAACTTGGCATTTCAACTTGTCCGTTGACTAGATTTATTTTGTTATCAACGCCTGAACCAGTTGGTATTTGTGTTGTTGGCATTTTAACTGAAAGCATAGTGCCGCCATCAGGAAAATCATAACTACCAAGTTCTTGAATACAATAAACAGCCTCCATTGTCGGTATGTCTGGCGCATTTGTATCCTGTGATGCCTCGTTAGTTCTTTTTACCTCAAACTCATACCAAGTCTTACCGAATGTAGGTATTACTGTAAAAGTCTCATATACGGCATCTACTGCGTCATCTGAATATGTGGTGTTGAATGATTCGCTATTACCAGTTCTTGTACCACCCTTGGAATCAAGCTCATAAACAACTACATTTATAGGAACTGTTTTTTTAAGCCCTCTATCAAACTTGATATTAAAGAATAGCTTTTCACCCTCAATAGGGCATGAGAATGGGCCAATTGTATTATCTAGTTTTATTGTAAAAATATACGGAGATTCATAAACAGTCTCGCTTTTTCTTCCGTTGAAATTAACTACAACGATAGTATATTCACTTCCTGAAAGTGTCATTGAGTCAATTTTGCCTGTACCGCTAACATCTAAAGGCTCAGGCGAACCGCCTGGCTCTAACGTTACGTATATAGTGTAATCAACCTCTATGTTCTCATCACCAGCATCAAAAGACGACTTTAACCCGTCAGATTGAGCATCTTGATTCACTCTAATGGTAAATGTTGTTCCTGTGTAAGTTGATGGCGTTGCGCCTTGGTCGCATGAATAAGCTGCACCATCGTTACCCTCATTGGTTCCTTTTATAATTTGACCATCAACCTCATCAACTTTTTGGCCAACTCTGTAGTTTGGTATTGTAGTTACACCTGCTGCCGGGTAATAAAGTGAAGTTGTTGCAGTGCCAAACTTAACTATGTTGGTATTTCCTGCTTGTATCGTAGCTCCAGTCAGTACGCCTGTGCATACCTCAAAGTATTGCTCTGATTGTTTCACATTACCTTGGTAATACTCTATCGCTTGGCCTATCAAGTCAGGATATACGACAGGGCTTCCAACAACTAAAGGGCGCTGTGAGTAAGCCCTTGATACGTTTGTTTGTGATGTGTAGTTATTGTTTGGGCTTGTCTGCTCACCACCTGGAGCATCAGGAATGTCAATTAAGAAGTTTAAAGCGCCTTTAAGTAAATCACTAGCAACGCCAAAAAAACCACTGATAACACCCTTAACCTCATGAGTTACAGTTATAATGTCATTATCACCAACAGCATCAAACATCGCAGGGCTGTATGGTGGTACTATATCTTCATTTAAATGTATTGTTACTTTGCTTGGATCTATTTTATCAAATCTTGTTTTTACGGCATCAATAACGCGCATTTCACCGCTTAAAGGATAAACCTCCGGCTTTCTTAATTTTAACTGGTCTTGAACTATTAATTTAGCCATTAACTTATTACCTCATGGAATGTAACGTTTTTATAAGCTTTTACTAAGACGCTAAGTGAGTGTATTTCTACTTTACCGCCTTTCTCTTCATTTCCCCTAGCATGTAGAACCTGTTGATTGCCAACGCATATGCCAATATGTACGGGATTCATTGAATTGTCGTAAAGCGTTACCACTGCACCATTCTGCCATCTACCTACCTGCCACCAAGTGCGCTTAGC